TATTCTTACTATACCATTAGCTGGTATAGGCTTAGATAATGCACTTATTTCATAATATCCGTTTTCGTTTGTTGCAGTTTCGGGAGGTGTAAACTTTATATAAGGGATATTTGTAGGCGCCCAAGAATCCCAAGTTGATGGTGCAATCTTCCAAACACCATTGCTTTCCATACCAGCTCTAAACTGAGGTGATGCATCTGCCTTAAATAATACTTGAGCTACATTAAATGTTGGTGTTGGAGCAATTAAAATACCAGTCTCATTCCATCTCCATAAAAATGATATGTCTAATACATCACCTTTAGTAACTTTAATGTCGCAACTTTGCAACCAGTCAGCACCAGATGTCGTACCAGTTGTCTCATAAGGTAAATAAGCAAAGCTATCTATAACATTACCAAAAGCATCTAATTTATCTTTTCTATAATATGATGCAGTTATGGGTGTTGGACTTTCTCTCAATCCTTTATATGCATTCCAATCAAGTATGCTATATGTTTTAGTTGTTGATGTACTTGATAATAAAGAACCTCTTTTAAAATTCTCATTACAAAGTAACTCAGATGGGTAGTCATAATTTATATTAATCTGATCTACCTTTGTAGGTCTTTTTATAAACCTCAACATTGTAGGAGCAATAGGTTTCACAGACTCATTTACACCAACATTTATATCAAATCTTTTTGTATAAATATCCCAAGGTACTGGGAATTGCAAGAATTTATATTGGAATAGTCTTAAATTATCTGTGTCTGGTATATAATATTCTTCAATTCTAACTATGTACCAAGCGTTATTATATTGAAATAATGTTTGTGAAAAAGCCCTATTAATTCTTTCAAGAACACTATATTCATCTAAATACTCTCCATCACCTATTGAGAATGTTCTTGGGTCAACGTAAACTTGGTCAAGTGATGGGTAAGTATCATCCATATAAGTATTAAATAAATTATTTAATATCCATAATGTTTGATATTTAGCACTACCTACTTGTACTAAGTCCTTAACACAATATCGAATATAATTAGTAATATATTCGATAGATGATATTTCTAAACCATCATCATCAGTCAATGGTATAGTTTTTAAAGAACCTAAGTTTTCACTTGCTCTTAATGTTATAATATGCTTAGTATCTTCCCAAAATTCTTGAAACTCATCTTGTAATAAATACCCACTCCAATAAACATTTGGACCAAGCTCGCCACCATAATAAAATTTTACTAAACAGTAAACATCATTATTTCCTAAAAAGTCATCTATTGATACAGTTGTCTCAGATATAAAATTTATTTCTGCTTGTTGTGGTCTTAATGGTTTATATATATCTTCATCTGTATTAAACTCCCTAAGTATAAATGGTCTACTCGCTGGATTTAATTGTATAATATCACCAGAATAGCCATCAAAAGACATTTGCACTTTGCAAAAATCTCCTTCTTTGCTATAAAATTTAATCTCATATTTAGTATTATACGCCATTAACCTATTCTATTGATTTCTTGATTACCTCTATTCAATACCCCAACTAATTCAGTGCCTCTAATTACAAAATTAACTGTACCACCTGGATTTGTAAAAGGGGATGGTCTTATATTATCAAACCTTGACCTTTGCCTTAAAGATGGCAAAAGACCACCAATATTTGATAAAAATGAACCACCTTGACTAAAAGCACCAGCTATTGGTCCTCCAGCTAATCCAGCCAATATTTCAATAATTTTAGTTGCAGCTATTTGTGCAACAAGTCTTTTTAGATTTGATAATACTATTTTACCAAATTCAGCAAATGATATTCTTCCAGTATTCAAAAACTTTTCAAATGCGCTTGACAATGGATTAAAAAATACATTATCTATTGTTTCTTTAGCTAAAGCAAATGATGCAAGTATTTGTTGTTGGTCAATAAATTGTTGATTAATATTTATTTTTGGAATCGTTTGCAATTCCTTAGTAATCAACAATCTTCCTTCTCTATTTGCTTTTACTAAATCTTGTACTGATTTTACATTTAATCTTGTTGCACCTTCTACGAATCTACTAAAATTTTGTTCGCTATCTATTACTGGCTGATTCTCAAATGATTTTCTACTTTGTTCTGCCCACTTTTTATTTAAATCAATGCTATTTTGTAATTCTTTCTGCTCTGTTTTTAAATTATCAGCCTTTAACTTTAATTGATAATTTACTCCAGCAATACCATTAGTAATTGGTGCTAACTGATTTAGATAAGTTTCTTGTTCAGTCTCTAAATTTTTAATTTCATCTTGTACTCCTTTTAGAGAACTTCGAGTATTATCTAATTGTAATTTATATGTATTTATACCTTGTTCAGCTACTTTAGCCGCTGCCGGTTGATCACGTAGTGATTTATTGTATTTATCTAACTCAACTTTTTCTTGTGCTAATAATTTAGTCTCTTCTAATCTCTTTTCCGCTAATGTGGTTGCAGCCTTGTTTAATGCACTTGTGATTCCAGCTTCAGTAATCTTTAATCTTGTTCTTTCTTTTAAAGATTCATTATTTGCATTAAGCAATGCTATACCATCAGCAGTTAATGCATTTTCTTGACTTAAACCAGAAAGCACTTCTGGTTGTACTGTTAATAATTCATTATATGCCGCAAGTCTTTGATTTTGCGGTAATTTTAAATTATTTAAAGTAGATATTAATGCTTGTGCTTTTCCATTTTCAACTGTTAAATTACCGGTTGTAGATGCTATTGCCTCATTTAATGCTTTCTGTGATTCAGTTAATAATTTATTCCTACCAGTTATAGCATCTATTGCCTCTCCAAAGCTGCCATACTTTTGAATTAAAAATGTAACGGCCGCCGTAACAACACTAAATCCTAAGAATATACCAGCTGGACCTTTTAATGATTGCCCTAATTGACCTAATGCACCACTTACACCACCACTTGTTTTAGTTAATTCACCAAATGATGAAATAACACCTGGTAAGTTATTTTGAATACCAATAAAACCAAATGGCAAATCTTGTGCAACAAGTGAAAGACTCGTTAATGCAATTCTTGCTCCTTTAGATGAATCTTGTACTTTTACAAATGCAGCTTGTGATGATTTACCAATTTTAGATATTGATTGACCTAAATTATCAATATTATTTTTTTGAGCAGTAAGTCTTTCTATTTCTTTTGTTAATCTTGCAATTTCTACTGCACTTGTTTTGGCATCAAGATTTATTTTTCTTTTACTAAGTTCTGCTATTCTTTTATCTAATCCAGCTATTGAATTTGCTGGAGCTTCAAATACTTCTGCAATAGCTTTGCCTAAAGAATTTATTTCATTCTTTTTAGCAATTAATTTTTCAATTTGTTGTGTAAGATTTGCTATTTCTTGACTGCTTGTATTTGCGTCAAGTGCAATTTTTCTTTTATTTAATTCATCTATTTTTCGAGTTATTCCAGCAATAGAATTTTCTGGAAACTCAAATGCTTTTGAAAAGTCTTTTACATCAGTATTTAAAGTCTTTAATGTTCTTTGTAATCCATTTAATTGTTCCTTTTGTTCGTTAGTAACAAAATTAAATGAAGTAGATGCTATCGTATTTGATAGCTCTTTGAACGCAGCCTTTACATCGTTAATAGATCTATTGAACTGACTCGCATCAGCTCCTATTGGTAATATTAATGCTCCGATGTTTTCTGCCATTTTGTTAATCTATTAAAGACTTCTCTATACTCTTCATCAGAAGGCTTTTTAATCTCATCTCCTGGTAATTCCCACAATGCCTCTGGTGTCTTTGGTGCAGTCTTAGGGTCTCCCATTAGACGCACCATTGTAAACATCAATAGTCTTGTCTGCTTATAGTTGTCCACCTTCTTCTCGTTATAGCCTCTCAGCATAAGAGAAAAATGTCGTGGACTAATATCAAAAAAATCACGAGGGAGAATCTGTAACTCACCAAATGCGTAAGCCTCTATTTCCTCCCACGTGAACTCTTTTTTTTTGCTTCAGGTTCTACTTGTTCGGTTTGAGCAACATTGCTTTTAATCATATCGCTTTCGCCCCAAACTTTTATAATGCCTTTGAGTTCTTCTAAAAACTCATTCTTCATTATATTAGTCTCAACGTAGTCTACTAAGTTTTCAAATGTCATTTCAGGCAAAACACCTTTTACAAGGCAGTTATTATAATAGCCACTATAAACCAAGTGTGCTACTCCAATCTCATTTAGTTCGCCATTTTCAAAAGAGATGCCATCTTTAAACTTATCAGATAAATATCTGAACGAAGCCATCCCAAATTTAAGTCCGACCTTTTGGTCGTTAATAGTAATAGTAGTATAGTTCATAAGTTAGATTAAGCTACAACATCCAAAGCACCAGTTGATTGGATTGTTCCAGAGAAGTTTATAAACTCAGTAGTTGATTGATTCAAAGTAAGGTCAGTGATATAACCACTAAATGCGTGATAATACGCTGCACCAGCAGATGAACCACTAACAACCGGATTTTGAACTCTTACTGCAACAATAGTTTTATTAACCATTGCAGACAATAAATCTTCATAAGATACTTGAGCAATAGTTGGTGCAGTTTCGCAAATTGCATCAAAATCAAGATTCATTTGAGGCTCTGAAGGAGAAGTCAATACTCCACAGTTTGTTTGCTCAACTGTTGCATCCATTGTGGTGTTAACTGAAGATGTACGCAAACATACAAGATTTTTATAAGATGTACCACCAGCTACATCAATCTCAATGTTTTGTAAACTACCTAATACTTGTGCCATTGTTTTCTATTTTTGATTTACTAAATTATTTATTGTTATAATTTTTCTTGCCACATAATTATCGCCATCTTGTAATGGCAAATATCTTGAACCTGATCTGCCAATAGGGAAAACCTCAAAATTAGCATCATCAAATCCATCTACCTGAGTGTCAGGTATAAGTATATTTAAAATTTGTGATGCAATACTATCAACCACTCCTAAATCATTTACTCTATACTGCTCACTAAAAATATCAACCACTACTTCTACGTCATTCCCAAATGAATGGTTAGTGTTATCACTTGTCTCAGTTATATTACCTATCACTACGTAGTTTTGTGGTGTAGTATCAAATGGAGTCTGTCCGTACACTGGAACATCTTTGCCATTATAAGACAAATTGCCATTTAAGGCATTGACATAAATCACTCTCACATTATTACTACAATCAAGCATTTTTGCTTAGTATTGATTTTATTTTATTCTTTAACTTTGGTATATTTTTATTAACAGTTGGATAAAAAAATGGATTTGCTTTCACTCCCTTGTTTTCTCTTCTTGTCCAAAATTTTTCTCCAATATCTTGCCAAAATTGGTCATAGTTTTTTATTATAGTTGCATCTCCAGTTCCAAACTCAACATAAGCTGCATAAGGTGCTTCAGCTCTTAATTCATAAGATAGCTTTCCTACTTCTTTCCAATTTATTGAACTTTTCAGTTCTCCAGTATCTACTGGAGCAGCAGCAGTTGCCTCTTGCTCCATTTTAACCATAGTATCTTTAAATGCGTTTTCAATCTTATCAAGTCTTTCAATAAATGCTTTCTCTATGCTATTCATAGATTTATTAAAAGCACTCATATCAACTTTAGCCTTTGCCACTATATAACTACTTTTTTATATTGATGATAGTTAAGACCATCCCAGAAAGGATATTGTGAAATAATCCCTTTAGGATCAGCGTTCATCTTTTTACCTCTGTTCTCGTACATCCAAGCCACAAGGGTTAGTATGTCGTTCTCCAAATCTGCTGGTATGCTACCATACCCAGCCTGGTATGTAATCTCATAAGTGCCACCCATATAGAACCACAACTTATTACCTATCTTCTCGTAGTCCTCATTTATATCTAAAGTGTCCCACATATTTATCCCACTCTTGTATCTAACCAAGTCAATACATCCAAGTGGTCCATAAGGCAAATCTACCATCCAAACCGCCGGTACTTCACCAGTTAGTTCTACGTAACTCTTAATTGTCTTGTTAACAAGTGATAAGCCAGTTAGTTTCTCTAAATGCTTTCTTGAGCTTGTGATAAGCTCGTCAATCAAAGTATCGTCAGTATTATAGGTAATTCTCATCCAATCTTTGGCTTGTGTGCGGCTCACTGGCTCTACATTTGCATCAGCGGTGACTATGATACTATCTATATAAATCGCCATACTTATCCGTTGTATTTATTAACTTCTTCTCTGAGCCACTGCTCAAACTCATCAAGTGCTTTTCTTGGGTCGTGTTCTCTTCCTCTTCCTTTTGCTTTTTTAGATGCTGCTGCGTAGGCTTTGGCATCGTCAAGTTTCGTAATTTCTTTAACCCAGCTTTCAATATCATTTCTATCCTTTATAAATATACCAGCCTTGGCACAATTTTCTTTCAGTCCTTCTGCCTCTGTACTAATCACTGGAATCCCACAACACATCGCCTCAGTAGCAGTTATACCCCAACTCTCATATTTGCTTGGCATAAGAAGTATGCGAGTCTTTTGATAAACCAAAAGTATATTAGTTGTTTTGTCAATATAAGTTATATTAGGCAAGTCTTTAATAATTTGTTCGTCATAAGACCCTTTTACACCTAAGAACTTCTTGTGAGGCATAGCCTTCGCAATCTGATAAAATATCTCACCGCCTTTGTTTTCATTAAGATTAATAAGCGTAATGTATTCATTATCAGCACTATCAACCCCTAATTCAAAATCACGATAGTCAGTAGGTGGTGTGAGTATAAAGTTACTCCATTTGTAACCCAATTTTTGTTTTGCCCATAAAGAGTTATACACTATATGTTGAGAACTCATAGCATTTACAATCTCTGGGTAAGTATGTGTATTATGGATTAAATGAAATAATGGCTTTTTGTATAGTCCAGCAGCACCTATTGTCCATCTTGTATAGTCTAAATGTGTAAAAACACAATGACTCCATCTAAATAAATTCTCTATAACATTAGCGTTTGGAGGAAATACATCCACACCATCGTAAGTATATGTAGTAGTAATTTTATAGTGGTTTGCTTGATGCAGCAATACTCTTACGTGATGCCCTTTACTCTGTAAATTTTTTACTATTCTATGAGACATCATCTCAGCACCGCAAAGATGCTGAGGAGGATATAAGTGTATGCTAAAAAGTATATTCATAGATAATGTCAGCTTCTAAGTTTATTATATTAGTTGGGTTAGTTTTTTTCTCGAAATATTCTAAAAATTCACTACTAACGTAATGAGTCTCAAATTTTAATTGTTTTATTTTGTATTTGTCAATATCAATGCTATCAACAATTACTTGGTCATAACCCTCACAATCCACTTGCACATAATCCACTTCATCAAAGCCATACTTCTCACACAACATATTAAATGTTACCGATTTAGCTTCGTGGTAACTTAACTCATCTATCTTAGCCAAATACCTATTAAGAGGAGTGCCAAATTTAACTACACTACTACACCCACCTAAATAATCCTCAGCATCAGGCAAATATGCCATTACAATGTCCTCTATCCTATCACTAACAACCGAGTTCTCAAGGAATACTTTACAACTCAATTTCTCTACGTTTTCTTGCAGTTTCTTAAACTGATGTGGGATTGGCTCCACAAATAATGCAACATCATCTTTTATTAGCTTGTCAAATATATTGTCAAAGCTAACTCCATCCATTGCCCCTATGATAATATAGTTCATAAGTTAAAATAAGGGGAGAGAAAACTCCCTCCCCTATATTTATAAACCTTAGATAGCACCATAGATAGCAGCTGAAGGCTGGAACTGCAATAGTTCGCAACGAGCTTCTGCTCTGAAAGTGATAAGGTTCTTGATGAAATCATCTTGATCGAACTCGGTAGAACGAACTGCAAGACCGCTTTGCTGAGCAATAGCGAACTTAGTAGTGTCCATAACGTAGATCTTAGAAGCAGTAACCAAAGAGTGAGGTATAACTGGTACACCTACGATTCTTACGTTACCATTGTTGTCGATAACCATTCCACCAGGAAGTGAATAGTCACTTGGCTTGGTTTTCAACAATGATGCCCAACCAGCGTGAGTGGTCAAAGCAAGGTTTGGAGTCCAGTTCAATGCACCAAGTTGTGCAACGTAGTCGATGAACTTCTCAGCGGTGTTAGCACCAGAAGAAGAACCAGCAGTTGCAGAAGATGCGATAGCGTTAAGATAATAAGTATCTTCAGCCTTTTGGAAATCTTCAATCAATGACTGCTGAAGGTATGCTTGTAAGAATGGCAAATCATCAATCATTTGACGAGATACCTTAGCATAACCAGC